TACGAATCTGTTTATAAACACTTATCTGAGAATGAATTTATCAGAGTAGAAGTTGGAGATAAACCTTTTTGGGTCCAATATACTAATGAGGAATTTGATAACTTAGTTCTTGATAAATTAAGTGAAATAGATGGTGTCAAGAGAGAGTGTTTGTTAGGTTTCTTTAGAGTAGCAACAGAAGAGTTAGATACTGATTGGAGAATACACGCTGATTCAAAAGTAGGGGATATTAGACCTGAGAGAGCTTTAGTATTATATATATCTGAATCAACAAAAGAAGGTCTTCACGGTACTGCATTTTGGAAACATAAAGAAGTTGGGTATGAAATGCCTTTAGATACTTCTGACGAGGAAGCTAATAGATTTCTTTTAGAAGAAGCTAATATTTTAGATAATTGGGATTTACACTCTGTAGTTGGTTATAGACCTAATAGAGCGGTTATGTATCCATCGAATTATTTTCATAGTAAGTATCCAAACACAGGTTGGAAAGAAGGAAGAATGGTTTATGTAATGTTTTACAGATAGTATATGAGCACAAAAGATATAAAGCTGAAAATCATAGCAGCAGGACATAAAGCTGTAGAAGAACTAATCAAGGTTGCTGAGGATTCCATATTGGACCCAAATAGCGAAGGAGATGACTTGGCTGCTGATAAGCTAAAAAATGCAGCAGCAACGAAGAAATTAGCTATATTTGATGCGTTTGAAATTCTAAATAGAATTGAAGCTGAGAAAGAGAGTATAGAGCTGTCTGAAAAAGGAGGAAATATAATTGATACAAAACAAGGGTTTGCTGAAAGAAGGTCAAGATAATTTATACACTGTAGTCAATGACTATATACCTAAGGCAGTTATTTCTAATAAAAATAGAAATAAGTCTTGGCTATATGGTTATAATGAGCAATACAATGTAGTAGTTATTTCTAAAACAGGACAAATCGGAGATGTGATAAATATTTCAGGTGTCTACATAGCAATACCACTTGCTCCTGAAAAATGTTTCCAAAGAGACAAAGCTAAAGCTGAGCAATATTGGGAAAGACAACCATTGCCTAAATCTTTAGAAAGAATACAATCAATATTCCAATGGAATGAAACGCCTTCTGAATTTAAAAACAGATGGGTAGATTACATTGAACAGGAGTTCGATTTTAGAGAACAGGGGACTTGGTTTATGAATAATGGGGTAAAAACCTACATAACAGGTTCTCACTATATGTATCTTCAATGGTCAAGTATTGACGTTGGTTATCCTGACTTTCGTGAAGCAAATAGAATTTATTGGTTATTTTGGGAAGCCTGCAAAGCTGATGAGAGATGTTTCGGAATGATATATCTAAAAATCAGACGTTCAGGTTTTTCTTTTATGTCTTCTTCAGAGGCTATAAATATTGGTACTCTTGCAAGAGACTCCCGAATTGGTATATTGTCTAAGACAGGAGCGGATGCTAAAAAAATGTTTACAGACAAAGTTGTTCCTATAAATAGCAGACTGCCATTTTTCTTTAAACCTATTATGGACGGTATGGATAAACCTAAAACAGAATTAGCGTTTAGAGTGCCTGCTTCTAAGATTACAAAGAAAAATATGTATGATTCAGAGGCTGAAATAATACAGGGATTAGATACATCAATAGATTGGAAGAATACAGAAGATAACTCGTATGACGGGGAAAAACTTTTATTTTTAGCTCACGATGAGAGTGGTAAATGGACTAAGCCAAACAATATTAAAGAGAATTGGCGAGTAACTAAAACGTGTCTTCGATTAGGTTCTAAGATTATTGGGAAGTGTATGATGGGTTCAACCTCAAATGCTTTATCAAAAGGTGGTCAAAACTACAAGGATATGTATGAGGATTCTAATGTTACAATTAGAAATGCCAATGGACAAACTAAATCAGGGCTATATTCATTATTTATTCCTATGGAGTGGAATATGGAAGGTTTTATTGATAAATATGGTATGCCTGTATTCTATAAACCAAAGGAACTAATAATGGGAGTTGATAATTCTTGGATAAAAAATGGAGCTATTGATTATTGGGAGGCAGAGGTTGATTCGTTAAAGAATGATGCTGATGCACTTAATGAGTTTTATCGTCAGTTTCCAAGAACAGAATCTCACGCTTTTAGAGATGAGAGTAAACAATCTTTATTCAACCTTACAAAGATATACCAACAGATAGATTATAACGACAGTTTAATTAAAGAGCACTACACGACAAGAGGTTCGTTTCATTGGTTAGACGGAATGAAAGATACTAAGGTTATATTTACTCCTGATAACAGGGGCAGGTTCTTAGTTAGTTGGACGCCTGCAAAGCATTTGCAAAATAACGTTCATATAAGAGGAGGTATTAAATATCCTGGAAATGAACATATAGGGTCATTCGGTTGCGACCCTTATGATATTTCTGCCGTAGTTGGCGGTAGAGGATCGAATGGTTCTCTTCATGGATTGACAAAATTTAATATGGACGAGGCTCCTTCTAATGAGTTCTTTTTAGAATACATAGCTAGACCTCAAACCGCTGAGATATTTTTTGAAGACGTTCTTATGGCTTGTGTTTTTTATGGTATGCCTATTCTTATAGAGAACAATAAGCCAAGACTTTTATATCATTTCAAAAACAGAGGGTATAGAGGGTTTTCGCTAAACAGACCTGACAAACAATACAATAAACTTACAAAAACAGAACGCGAACTTGGTGGAATACCAAACTCTTCTGAAGATGTTAAGCAGTCTCACGCATCTGCTATTGAATCTTATATTGAAAAATATATTGGATTCGATATGGGGGGCATATATAGAGATCCTGATGAGATTGGAAATATGCCTTTTATAAGAACATTAGAGGATTGGGCGAGGTTTGATATAAATGACAGAACTAAATTTGACGCTTCAATTAGCTCTGGATTGGCTATTATGGCTAATCAAAAGCATTTGTATCTACCTGAGAAAAAAGATTCAAAAATTATTCTTAACTTCGCAAGGTATTCAAATGATGGAACTAACAGTCAATTAATTAGATGAAAAACATAACAATAGATATTACATCGTCAGCATTTCCAACTCAGTTAGCTTCTGATTCGGAAAAAGCGTCTTCTCAATTTGGTTTACAAGTTGGGCAAGCTATTCAATATGAGTGGTTCAGAAAAGACGGAACATCTTGCAGGTATTACAGCCAATGGGCAGAATTTAACAAATTAAGACTTTACGCAAGAGGAGAGCAATCTGTAGCTAAATATAAAAATGAATTAGCAATAGATGGAGATTTATCTTATCTAAACTTAGATTGGACACCTGTGCCTATTATACCTAAGTTTGTTGATGTTGTCGTTAACGGAATGTGCGATAGACTATTTAAGGTAAAAGCATACGCACAAGATGCTATGTCTCAATCTAAAAGAAATAAGTATCAAGAAATGCTTGAGTCTCAAGTGGCCGGTAAAGAAATACTTTCTCAAATTCAAGAGCTTTCAGGAGTTAATCCATTTATTATGGACCCTAATGAGCTTCCGAATAATGATGATGAATTGAATTTATATATGCAGCTCAACTATAAGCCTGCTATTGAAATAGCTGAAGAAGAGGCTATTAACACAATTTTTGAAGAAAACAATTATTACGATATAAGAAAAAGAATTGATTATGACGCGACTGTACTTGGTATAGGTGTCGCTAAACACGAGTTCTTACAAGGTTCAGGTGTTAAAGTTTCTTATGTGGACCCTGCTAATGTTGTTTATAGCTATACTGAGGATCCGTTTTTTAAAGATTGTTTTTATTGGGGAGAAATTAAAACAGTACCTATTACTGAGTTATATAAGATAGACCAATCAATTACTAAAGAAGATTTACAAGAAATATCTCAATATAGTCAAGCTTGGTATGATTATTTTAATGTTGCTCAGTTTTATCAAAATAGTGTATTCTCAAGAGATACTTGTACTTTATTGTACTTCAACTATAAGACTAGTAAAAAAGTAGTTTATAAAAAGAAAAAACTTGAGAATGGAAATTCAAGAGTTATTGAGAAAGATGATACTTTCAACCCTCCTTCAGAAATGATGGAAGAAGGTGGTTTTGAGAAGATAGAAAAAACTATTGACGTTTGGTATGAAGGTGTTATGGTTATGGGAACTAATATTCTTTTAAAATGGGACCTTTCCAAAAACATGGTTAGACCTAAGTCTTCTTCTCAACACGCAATACCAAATTACGTAGCGTGTGCTCCACGTATGTATAAAGGAGTTATTGAGTCTTTGGTTCGTAGAATGATTCCTTTTGCTGACCTTATTCAACTTACACACTTAAAACTTCAACAAGTTATTAATAGAACAGTTCCTGACGGAGTGTTCATTGATGCCGATGGTTTAAATGAAGTTGATTTAGGTACAGGCGCTGCCTATAATCCTGAAGATGCATTAAGATTATATTTCCAAACGGGTTCTGTTATTGGACGTAGTTATACTCAAGATGGAGAGTTTAATAATGCGAGAGTGCCTATTACTCAACTGACTTCAAATTCAGGAGCATCTAAAACACAGATGTTGATTGCTAACTATAATCATTATTTAGATATGATTAGGTCAGTAACCGGATTAAATGAAGCTAGAGATGGCTCTACTCCCGATCCTAACTCTTTAGTTGGTGTTCAAAAATTAGCAGCGTTAAATTCAAATACAGCTACAAGACATATCCTTGAAGGTGGTCTTTATATTTACAAAACTTTATCTGAAGCTCTTACTTATAGAGTTGCTGATATTTTAGAGTACTCTGATTTTAAAGAAGACTTTATAAATAAAATAGGTAGATTTAATGTGTCAATATTAAATGAGATTAAAGACCTTTACATTTATGACTTTGGTATCTTTATTGAGATTTCTCCTGATGAAGAACAAAAAGCTCAGCTTGAAGGAAATATTCAAATGGCGCTATCTAAAGGAGATATTAATCTTGAAGATGCTATTGATATTCGTGAGATTAAAAATCTTAAACTTGCAAACCAATTATTAAAATTGAAACGAGTTAAGAAGCAAGAGCGTCAAGAGCAGTCGGAAATGCAAAAACAACAAATGACCGCTCAGATGCAAATGCAATCTCAACAGATGGCTTCACAGACTGCTATGCAAAAAATACAATTAGAGACAGAAGCTAAAATGCAGTTAAAACAAGCTGAAGTTGCTTTTGATATGCAATTACTTGAAAGACAATCTGAACTTAAATCTCAATTAATGGCTGAAGAATTTAGTTATAATCAGCAATTAAATGGTATGGAAGTTGAAAGTCTTAGTGTTAGAGAGAAAGAAAGAGAAACTGCTAAAGCCAAAAGGATAAGTCAGCAAAATACTGAACAATCAAAACTAATAAATCAAAGAAAGAACAATCTTCCACCATTGAATTTCGAATCAAATGAGGATAGTTTAGACGGCTTTGATTTGTCAGAATTTGAGCCTAGATAAAAAATAAAAAAAATATTATATATTTGTAGCAAATTAAATCAAATCAAATGGAAAAATTTACAGTAAGATCTTTAGACGGTGCTGAGCAAAAAAGTGCCGTACAAGTAGAGCAAGAATTGCTTGATAGACACGAGCAACAATTTGCAGATGTTAGTAATCAACAACCGGCTGATGTGCCACCTGTTGAAACGACACCTGCTGATGTGTCGCCCGCAGATGATGATAGTTCTTATGAGTTGTCAGAAGATCAAGTTCTTTCATATATTGGAAAAAGATATAATAAGCAGATTAATTCATTAGACGAATTAACAGCACAAAGAGAAGAGTCTGAGGCTTTACCTGAGGATGTTGTTGCTTATTTAAAATACAAGCAAGA